CGGTTCGTGATGAGCGCGGCCTGATCAGCGGCAATGATCAAGCCGACATCATTCGGCTGGCTAAAGAGCGCGGTGTGAAAATTGACGCGGCGGATTTAACGCCTGACATCAAATGAGTGCTGAGGGGCCTATGAGCCTATCCCAGCAAGCCGATCTGCTCGGGCTGATCGTATCCCGCACAACCATGCGCGACGGCACGACGGCAAAAGATACATGGATGAAAGTCGATAGCGCCACGGTTTCCGAACTGCTGAACCTTCAGCGGCGGCTTAACCTGATGGCCATGCACGAGCCTGCAATCCGCAAAGCTATTGCGGGGCGTAAATGATCAGCCTGCGCAACTATCAGGAAGAGGCTCGGGTCAAGCTGCGCGTGGCTCTGCGCGGGTCAACGGCTGTCCTCTGCGTGCTGCCAACTGGCGCTGGCAAGACCGTGCTGGCGGCGGCGCTGATCCAGTCGCTGTTCAACGCTGGCAAGCGGGTGATCTTCTGTGTGCATCGCGTGGATCTGCTGACGCAAACGGCCAAGACATTCTCGGCCTTCGGCATCCCCTTCAGCTATATCGCCTCGGGCTTGCACTATAACCCCCTGCACCGCGTCTATGTCGCCTCGATCGCCACGCTCGCAAACCGCCTCGGTCGCATCAAAGCTGACTTCATTTTCGTGGATGAGGCTCACCTCTCTGCGGCGGCTGGGTGGGCCAAGGTGGCCAAGCATTACAAGGAAAGCGGCGCTCGGCTGATCGGGCTGACAGGCACGCCAGAACGCCTCGACGGCAAGCCCCTCGGTGACGTGTGGGATACAATGGTCGAGGGGCCAACGACGGGCTGGATGATCGAGAACAAACACCTCTCGACATATAGGGCCTTCTGTCCAAAAGGGCTGATCGATTACTCTGGCGCTCGGGTGCGCGGTGGAGAGTTCGTCAAGGGCGACATCGAAGAGCTTGAGCAAGGGCGGGCGGTCATTCGTGACGCGGCCAAACACTGGCGAGCTCGGGCTGACGGTCTGCGCACAATCGCGTTCTGCCGGTCAGTCGATCGCGCCAAGGAATACTCGGAAGAGTTCTGCCGCCTCGGCATCCCCTCGATCGCTTTGGATGGCGAGACCCCGCAGGACGTGCGCAAGCAAGCCTTCCTCGATTTCGCTGATGGCAAGTTGCTGGTGATCTTCAACTGCTCGCTGTTCTGCGAGGGCTTCGATCTTGCGGCGCAGGTTGATCGTGATGTGACGATCGAGTGCGTCATGCAGCTCACTCCAACGCAATCGCTTGCGCGCCACCTGCAACAGCTCGGGCGGGCGCTGCGGAAAAAAGACTATCCCGCGATCCTGCTCGATCTGGTCGGCAACCTTGTGCGCCTCGGGTTCCCAGACGATGAACGGGAATGGTCGCTGGACGGCAAGAAAAAAGACAAGCGCGATGTCGAGATGACGGTATGCCCAGAGTGCAGCGCCGCGCACCATCCCGCGCCGATCTGCCCTGACTGCGGCCATAAATACCCCGTCAAGCCGATCGCGGAAGGCGGGCGCGAGGTCAATGAGGTCGATGGTGATCTCGAAGAGGTGGATCTCGCAGCACTGCGGCGGGCCAAAAACGTCGAGCAAGGTCGCGCCTCGTCGCTGGCCGATCTGGTCAACCTGGCCACGGCACGCGGTTACAAATCACCGGAGAAGTGGGCGGGCCATATCTGGACGGCTCGCCAGCAAAAACAGCAAAGGAGCATAGGCCGATGAGCAAGAGGCAGACGGTCGAGATCAACAACGCTATCCCCTGCCCATGCTGCGCGCAGCCGGTGGCGGTTCCTACGGTCGAGATCGTGATCGACCACTACGACATCCCCCCGCACCAAGCCTGCATCCTGCGGGCCGTGTGGAAGGGCAAAGGGCATCCCGTCCAGACTGATCGGATATTCGATGCAATGTATGCGGATGACCCAGACGGCGGGCCTTCACCAACGCAAATGTATAGCGCCCTGAAAGTAAGCCTGTCCCGACTGCGCAAACGCTTGGAAGGCTCAGGGATTGGAATTGACAATGTGGGGTATCGCCAAGGGTATCGCCTGAAAATCGAAGGATAGAAAATGGCTGGCGTTAACAAGGTGATCATTATCGGCAACCTCGGGCGAGATCCCGAAGTGCGCAGTCTCCCGAATGGCGGCAAAGTGGTCAACCTGAGTCTCGCGACATCGGAGACGTGGAAAGACAAGCAAAGCGGCGAACGCAAGGAGCGCACTGAATGGCACTCAGTCGCGATTTTCAACGAGGCGCTTGGCAAGACCGCAGAGCAGTATCTGCGCAAAGGCTCGACGGTTTACATCGAGGGCCAGCTTGAAACACGCAAGTGGCAGGATCAATCGGGCGCAGATCGTTACACGACCGAGATCGTGCTGCGGCAGTTCAACGGGTCGCTGACATTGCTCGGCGGCAAGGGCGACAGCTCGGGCGGCGGCGATGATCGAGGCTCGCAGGGCAACAGCTCGGGCGGGCAGGATAGCGGCGGCGGTCGTCGCGATATGGATGATGAGATTGATTTTTGATTGGAGGTGAATGATGAGCGAATGGCAACCGATTGAGACCGCGCCGAAAGATGGGACTGAGGTTGATCTGTGGGGAATCAACCATGAGGACTACGCCAAGCAGCGACTGCGGCTCGTCAATGTAGCTTTCGGGCGCGTGACGGACTTCATGGGGCAGGAACGCGATGACTGGCTGCACGGGCGAGGGGAATGGTTCGAACCCACCCACTGGATGCCGCTGCCAGCCCCGCCAGCGGAGGACTGCAAATGAGCGATGCACCTGAACGGATTGCCCCGTGCAAACACCTGCACGGGGCGAGAGTGGAGCCGCTAATGGCATGGGTCTGCGGGCAATGCTTTGCCAAGCTGGACACACGGCCTACGCGATATGGGATGGTCAGGGATGCCGTGCGAGGGTCGGAATTTTTGCAGCAAATTGTGTGGCAGGCCGAAATTCGCAAGTCGCAGCACGGCCTGACCCTTGCGGACTTCCTGCGCACTATGGCGAAGCGTTTTATCTATAGGTGCCGCGAACCGATGGTGTTTGAGGACGCTGTGGAAATGGCGAGGATTGAGTTAGAGGCGCTTGGCGATGAATGGCTAGACCCCGCCTATGATTGGTCACATGCAGGGGCGCGAGACATGGCAGAAGAGGCGATGACGCATTGGGATCATGAGGCTTCATCTAATGGCTGACGCAACAGCCCTCGGGAAAGAGTTCATGATCCGCGCCTCTGAAATGGGGGCGCGGCTTTTCAGGCAGAATGTCGGCATGGCGTGGATTGGCAAGGCGAGGCGGATATCGGTCAACGGCTCGGTCAACGTCAAGGCGGGCGATGTCATCATCTCGAACGGGCGACCGTTCCACGCGGGACATAAGGGCATGTCAGATCTCGGCGGCTGGGTGCCTGTTGTCATCACGCCTGAGATGGTCGGCTCAACTCTCGCGGTCTATACGCAAGCTGAAGTCAAGACGACTGACCGGCTGTCACCTGAGCAAGCCCAGTGGTTGCAGATCGTGCAACGGTTCGGCGGCATTGCGGGCGAGGTGAGGACATATGATGACCTCGAAGCATTGCTGACTACTAAATCTAGGTCAAAGGAATAATTTCCTAGATCGGCTAATTTGATCCTTGAAGAAATAGGGCGGTTATGTTGTGGTATTCACAACATTGCTTGAGGGGAATTAAGATGGCTCACGATATTGAGCGGGTCCGCGCTGAAACTTCTATGGTCGATCTGGCCTTTGGCTTCGGCGTTAATCTGAAACAGGACGGGCAGGAATGGGTCGCGTGTTGCCCCCTGCATGAAGAGACAACGCCAAGTTTTACGATCTGGACGGGCAGTGATGGGGTCGAAAGATTTCAGTGCTTTGGCTGCGGTGAACGGGGCGACGTGATCGACCTGACCAAGGCAGTCAAGGGCGTCGATACTCGCGGCGCGCTCAAGATCCTCGGCGGCGATACAAGCCGCCCAAACGTCAAGCCCAAGCGTGTCGATTATGTTGACCCATATGCTGGCATCAATCCATTGCCACCACGGGGCGAGATCCAAGCGGGCAAGCGCATCGACCTCTACAATCCCAAGCGCGCAGGCTCTGATCGGGAATGGGGCGGGTGCAAGCCGGTCATGGTTTTCCCCTATCGCGCTGCTGACGGGTCGCTGATCGGCTATGTCCTGCGCAATGAGTTCAACGGCACAAAAGAAACTCCAATGGTCATGTGGTGCCAGCTCCCTGATGGGCGTGAAGCATGGTGCCGATACCCTTTCCCCAAGCCTCGCCCGCTCTATGGCCTAGACACGCTGCGGCCTGATCGGCAAGTCATCCTCGTCGAGGGTGAGAAGTGCCGTGATGCGCTCGCCAGCGCCATGCCTGACCGCCTCGTCATGTCGTGGCCTGGCGGAACCTATGGCATCAATCACACCGACTGGACGCCTCTCGCTGGCCGCTCCGTGGTCATCTGGCCTGATGCTGACCCGTCTGGCGTCGATACCGCTGAGAACATCGCCGCGATCCTGCATGGCTTGCAGGCATCACCCCGCGTCATGGATGTGATCGGTGGCTCGCGGTGACATTCGACGACTGGAAACAAGGCGGCCACGTGCCGAAGGGCTGGGATTGCGCTGACGCCATAGATGACGGCTGGTCATCATCTGACATCGTGGAGTTCATGCGCGCAACTGTTCGCCCGTGGACGCCCCCTGAGCCACCGCCTGAGCGCGAGCCGGTGCCTGAGCCTGAGCCGCAACCTGAGCCGCAGTCACTGTCAGAGGATGAACGGCCTTTCGCGCCAGATGAGGCATATGATTTGCGCGATGACTTCGGTGCGTATGACGAAAGCGGCGAGCTGATCGAGGTGTCACGCGAAAGCCTCAAGCGCGACATGCCAGAGATGGCGCCGCGGCCTGATGGGGTCGAGGTCTGGGGTGGCGAGATCGAGACGCTGCGCAAGTGGGTGTTTCTCACCAAGGATGACAAATTCTGTCATGCCGAAACTGGCGACCTGATGGGGCGAGGTGCGTTCGATCTGGCGCATGGGCCGATCACTCCGCTGGTGCAAACAGAGAACGCCAAGGGCGAGCAAAAGGTCAACAAATTCCCAGCCACGAAAACGCTGGTCGAATATCTCGACGGGTTTATCTGCTCGTCAACGCTCTATCGGCCTGACGTGGATGCGCTTCAGGTCTGGTCGTCGGGCATCTGCTATCTCAACTCATATCTTCCCGCCTCGGTGCCTGCTGCCTCTGATGACTGGGAAGCGGGCTCGGCGTGGCGCGTGGTGCGAGATCACATTCACAACATCCTCCCTGACGGCGCGGAAAAAATCATCGAGTGGATCGCGCATAACGTCCAGCACCCGGGCCGCAAAATCCTCTGGGCCCCGATCATCATCGGCGTGCCTGGCGACGGCAAGACGACGATCGGCAAGGTGCTGCAAGCCTCCATGGGCGCGGTGAACGTGCGACCGGTTCAGCGCGACAGCCTCAACTCGGATTTCACCGATTGGGCAGAGGGCGCGGCGGTGCGGATATTCGAGGAAATACACGTCGAGGGGCGGGACGCTGGGCAAATGATGGACAAGATCAAACCATACATCACCAACGACGTGATCTCGTATGTTGGCAAGGGCCGTCCTGCGCGCGAGATCGCCAACGTAACTAATTACGCGGGCTTCTCGAACCATCAGAACGCGCTGCCGGTCGATGATAACGATCGTCGCTGGGCGGCATGGGAAACGCGGTTCAAGTCTCGGGCCGCGATGAAGGCAGAGCTGGGCGCGGACTATTGGGAAACGCTGCACAGTGCGATTGACGCTGGTGCCGCAGAGCTGCGCGGCTGGCTGCTCAATGTGGATCTCTCGCGCTTCAGCCGGTTCGATCCGCCCGAGATGACTGACGCCAAGCGGCAAATGATCGAGCTGACGCGGGCGCCAATCTTCGGTGACGTTGAAGAGGCGATCGAGCTGGGCGGGTTCGGCATCGGGCAAACGGTATTCGCGACCGACTGCCTGAGCAACAGGCTCAAGGAAGTCTCGGGCCGATCGGTCAGCACAACGGTCCTCTCGAAGGTCCTCGACAGCCTTGGCTGGGCCAAGCTGGAACGCACCATGTCGTGGCGCGGCAAGACGCGGCGGATCTATTACCTGCGCAGCGGCTTCGCGGGATCTGATGAGATGAGCCTGCAAGATGACGTGCGGCTGGCCCTCGATCGCACCGATGACGGATCTGGGCAGGGTGAAAATTATGGCGGGTGGTGAAAAAAGACCCGCCGAAGCTGGCCAAGTTCGGATTTGCGGCGATTTCGCGGGGTCACTGATGGAGCCCTTTGGCCCCCGCGCCGGTCTGCTCGGTCGATCGTCACCATGTTTGAAACCATCCTCACCGTTCTTGGATGGTCGGGAGTGCCTCGGGCTAGTCCTTGGCGACAACTATTGCGGCACATAGTTGCCGCGTAACACTGGAAGGGAAACAGAATGAAGAGCAATTACGCGGCGTGCCTGAAAATCTCGCTGGAACATGAGGGCGGCTGGGCCGATCACCCCAAAGATCCAGGCGGCGCGACCATGAAGGGCATCACGCTGGCGACGTTTCGTAAATACAAGCCAGGCGCAACCAAGGCGGATCTGCGCAACATCTCCGATGACATGCTTCAGAAAATCTATCGCGTCGGCTATTGGAATACGGTTCGCGGCGATGATCTGCTGACCGGAATCGATCTGGCCGTGAATGATTTCGCGATCAACTCTGGGCCGTCGCGGGCGGCTAAATATTTTCAGGCGGTTCTGGGCGTCAAACAAGATGGCGTCATTGGCGACCAAACCCTCGCAGCCATGCCGAAAATTCATCCCATGTATACCGTGCAAAAGCTCTGCGCCAAACGGCTCGGGTTCGTGAAGGGGCTCAAGACATTCACGACATTCGGCAAAGGATGGTCGCGGCGTATTGCTGACATCGAGGCCAAGGGCGTCAAGATGGCTATACTGGCGGGCGGCGTGTCAAGCGAGGCTACCAGTGACCGGCTGGCCGATCTGTCTGATCTGGCGCTGGGCAAGGCCAAGACGCAAGACAAGGCCGCGACCACGACTGCGGGCGGTAGCGTGGCCAATGCTGCTGCTGGTTTCGTTACTGATGGCGACATTAATCGGATCGTATTTATCGTCGTTGGAGCGCTGGCCGTGCTGGCTGTCATCGCGATCATTTCACGCTCGCGCATTAACAAAGATCGCGCTGATGCTTATCATGAGGCCGCTGTCCACGGTTGACATTTGGCCTTGGTGATGTGATATTCACAACTGAGCGCGGCGGCCATTATGGCTTGGCGTTGCTGAAAGGCGCGTGGTATAGGCGAAAATCCTGACGCCGCGCTCAAACCAACTGCCCGATTTGATCACGGGCCAACCCGCCACGCCTCTCAACGATGCGCACCTTGGCGGGTTTTTATATCCATCCAGCCATGACTATTCTGGGGCTTCAGGCCACTTCTTGCGCGGCAAAATCAGCAGAAGCTGCATGATGATCGCGGCCTGCTTCGGCACACGATCACCATGCTCGATTTCGCTGATGCGGCTTTGCGTAGTGTAGCCCAAGCGGGCGGCGCAGGCGACTGGTGAGAGGCCCAGCTTTACGCGGGCCTCTTTAAATTCTGCTGGTGTCATTGTGCAGCCATGATCTCTTTAAGTTCGGCGCGGGCGGCTTTGCACTTGTCATCGCCAAGCTGGCTTTCGGCTTGCTCAAGGCAAAACTCTGCGTGGCTTTCGGCATCAGCTTGCGACATGCCCGATTTGATAGCGGCTTTGATGGTGTTGCGGATGGTTGCTGCGGTGAAGGTTTTCATTTTCGTTTTCCTATCTGTGGCTTTCGCCGTTTCCATACTTAGACTTTACGGAATACGGAAAGACAATGCAAACACTATTTTACGGAAAACGGAAAATATTTATCAACTCCATCCCGCCCATTTGTCGCCGCTCTGCCGCATGTGGGTGTAACGCTTCAAACTTTGCCAGCTCCGATGACCAGACACGGCGGCAACGTGCGGAATGTTGAGCCCCATTTCAAACAAACGGCTGACGCCCTCATGCCGCAGGTCGTGAAACCGCAGATCCTCGATCCCAAGCATATGGCAAACCCGCGTGAACGCCGCGCTGATCGCGTCCGTGCTGTAGGGGAATATTCGGGCATCCTTGCGAGGCATCCGGTCGATTATCGCTCGCGCCTCTGCGGGCAAATCAACCCACTGGTGATTTCCGATCTTCTGGCCGGGGTGTTTCATATCCCTTACCAAGATCCTATCGCCGTCGAGGTCATCCCACCTGATGCGCGTGATCTCCTCCTGACGCCTCGTCGAAAATATCGCAAACATCACGATCTCGGCCATAGGCACGCAATGCGGCACGCGCTCCGATCTGCTCCTGAACCAATCCACGATGAGCCTGATCTCTGCCAGCGAGGGGCGTCTGTCGCGGCTTAGGCTCTTGCTGGTGAGGCCAAGGCGCTTCAGCACTGTCTGAGCTGCCTTCATGGCCGTCGCGTCCAGAGGTATGCCCCAAGCAGGATTAGCAATGGCAAACACGGCTGACAGGTGGCTGAGATAATTCCCGACAGTCTGCGGCGCCATAGTCTTGGACAGCGTGCGGCACATATCAACGATCTCGGCTGACCCGATCTGATCGCACTGGATCTTGGCTATCTTCATGCGCCCGATAGACCGCAGCACCTGCGCCTTGGTCTTGCCTATGTCGTGCGTTACCTCGCGCACATAGCGATCGATAGCGTCGGCAAGGGTGAGGGTCGATGTCGGTGACAGCAGGGCGCCAGGCTTGGCCAGATCGACCTCGCGCTGTTTCATCCACCTGACCGCGGCCTTGTGCTCGGTGAACGTCTTGCTCTCGCGATGGATGATTTTGTTATCGCGCTTCAGTATGATCCGCGCCATATACGATTTCGCGCCGTTGTTGCGTTGGCGCGCCACGATCGTTCCCATTGAGTATCACATTGCTCCGTTGGTGATACTTTTTGTGATACTCGGGCCAGAGGAAAAGTCAATGTTATTGAGGGTTTATCAACATGCGTGGCGATAGTCGCAACAAGCCGCAACACGGGACCACATGAAAACGCTGGAAATGCAATGACTTATGCGCAACAGAGATTTTCTATCGCACCGATGATGGATTGGATGCAAGCCCCGCAAATTCAATGACTTGCGAGGCGTGTGATACCGCTTGTGATACTGGGATCGCGGTTAGTTGGATTAGGTTAAGGGTTGGTCGAGTGCATCGCGCACGACTAGAAAATCACCGAAGTCCAGCTTTACGGCTTTGCCATCTGGCGCCCTGCACGTCAGCACGACATCTCCTGCGTCGTAATTCTGAGCAAAAAGTTCGCCTGCCATTTCACTAAATGGTTTAAGGGCGCGCTGCATCGCAGTCGCTTTATTCATGATAGGCTCGAACATGATGCACATGGCCTCGTGTTGCTGCTCCATGGACATGCCGTTCCAAAGTGCGTCTGCTTCGGCGAAGTCTATCACCACTTTACCTTCTTTGATTCCTGTATTCATCGGCTGCTTGATAGGCATATTCGGTTCCTTTGGGTTATTGGACTCTGCTGTCCTGCGGTATCACAAGCCATTCCTGTGATACCTGATGTGATACAGTGCCGTGATTGACCCTGTATTTGCTGCGATTTCCGCACTATGTAGCGGGGCATACCGCAACGTCCGCATCACCTTTCAACAGCGATTTCAATGTCAAGTTGTAACTCATATCAACACCTACTCTCGGTTGCACCGATGATGGATTGGATGTAAGCCTCGCAAATTCAATGACTTGCGAGGCATGTGATACTTCTGGGAACACTTGGATCAGGCGGTGGGCTGGCGGTCTGGGGCGTTATATCTGCGCTTGCCAGTATCCTCATGGCGCACAAACGTCACTTTCCGTCCGTCTGGGTGCATATGGAATGAGTGGGTGTAGGCGGACCCAATGATGTTCCCCAGAATTCGGTCTGGCGGCGTAAAATCGGCGTTGTTGTGTTCAAACGATTGGATGTCTCTGAGGTCGCGCACATCAACATCGATGCACTGACCTATCTCCATCTCGGCTATTATCTCGCACCAATATCCCAAGTGGGAGTTAGGGTCGGCTGTGTGGTTGATTTTCATTTTGTTTCCAATGTGTTAAATGGTGGTGTGATCCCGCGTTGAATTTCAAAGCAGGTGGAGCCGATCCATTCGGTAGGCGTATGAGATCGCTTCTTGCGTGACGCCTAGAGCCTCGGCGGCGGCTGTCTGTGAGGGGTAGTCAATCCCGCGAATAGTGACGGGCTGTCGCTTTCTGGGGTTGGTTCCTGCTGCGTCGAGGTTGCCGGTTCTGGCCGCGTTGGAGATGCAGTTTATCGACACTCCCAAGGCTTCAGCAGCGGCGGTTTGCGACGGATAGGTTGTGCCTCTGATCGTCACCGGCTTGCTGCGCTTGGCCAACAGCCCTGCTCGATCGGGCTGACCCCTCTGGACAGCTCTGGCGATGCTGTGGATGGACACGCCCAACGCTTCGGCTGCTGCTTTCTGCGACGGGTAGGTGACGCCTCTGAT